CAATATCGGCAGCGTTCACAGCGGCTTCTTGGAAGCCGTCGACGTCGCTGAGGTCGATCACGCGGTAACCGTTTTCACTGGCCTTGCTGGCGCCGATCGCGCTGGCGAGGGCTTTGTTGCCTGCGCTGCCGATCACGTCGCTGGTGTCGCGGGCGATGACGACGAAAGGCTTGCTGCGGAAGGTGCGGATGATGTTCGACATTGTGGGCTCCTCGTGCGGTGCATCCCGCACCGTGTGATCTGTTCTACGGCGTTTCCCATAAAAAGGAAAGCGCTGATGTTCTTTTTGTTGAGATCAGATCCACGACACCTCGACACCGCCCGGAGATCCGGCGCCCTTCGCCAGCGTGTACGCCACCGCGTCCAGTTCGTCGGGGCTGCTTTTCTCGGTCCGTCGGCGCCACGTCTCCTTGCTCTCGACCTCGATGCGGCCTGAGCTGTCGAGGCGGTAGCGGATCGTGGTCGCCTGAAACAACAGTGCGGCATCGTCGGGGAGGGCCAGCGGGATCGGCGCGTCGGGCCGCAAAGCCTCCCGGAACTGCCAGTGCCACTCGCTGCGGGCGTTCACGAAGCGGGTGGTGTCGCTGGCGCGCATGCCGCCGCGCATCTCGATGGCGGGCAGGCCCAGCTCCGCCAGCCGGTCGTAGACACCAGCACCGACACCGTCGGCGTCGACGCGGCAGCGCACGAGCCCCAGATCTCGGATCGCAACAGCGGCCATCCCTGCGATCGCCATCGTGTCGGCCTTCGTGCGCTTCGTGAGCTCATACACCCAGGTCAGGCGCGGGCTCCAGAGCACGGTGCCCAGCACGCTCTTGTCGTCGCCAAAGCGGGCCACGTCCAAGCCTGCTTCCCGGTCGCCCTCGGTCGGCACCTTCCCCGCAGCGGTCGTGTCCTTCCAGCGTTCGATCGCCGCGTCGATCCACGCGATCGGGATGAGCACGTTGTCGGCTTGGTCGGGGAACTCGCCCAGAACGCGGGCCTTCCACAACGGGCTGTCCTCGCCCCACTCCTCCCGGCGTTCGTCGACGTACTTTTTCGTCACGATGCCGGGGATGACCTCGCACTCTGGGCCAGCAACCTCGCCTGCGGCTTCGGCAGCGGCAGCGGCTTTGTAGTTAGGGCTGTCGAACGCGCTGATGTGGATGCGCGCCACCTTGACCGGGCTGCCCTTCCGCTTCGGCTTGAACAGCTCGTAGAAGCGGCCTGCGGGCGTCGTCGGGTTCCCGATGGCCAGCAGGCGGTCGTACCCACCCGTCAGCGTGCCCTTGATGGCGTCCCAGTGGCCCTCCTTCACGCCCATGGCCTCATCGAGAATGAACAGGGTGCCACCCGGTGTGTGGAAGCCCTGCATGTTCACCTCGTCGCTCGACGAGAAGCCCAGCACCGCCCAGTCTTCCTCGAAACGCAGCTCAGGGGCTCGGGGCGGGAGGGTGCCGCCGATGGGGTGCCCGTTCGCCGCCGCCTGCCGGTACAGCTTGCGCAGCTCCTTCCACAGCAGCTCCCGCACCTGACGGCCCGTCGGCGCGGTGGTGACCGCCGTGCGCAGGCAGCCCGTGCACACCCACGCCAGCGCGATCGCAGCGGCCACGCGGGTTTTCCCGGCGCCGGTGCAGGAGGCCACGGCAACGGTGCCTGCGTCGGTGAAGACGGCCCGCACGATGTCCTGCTGCTTGTCCCAGAGCGTTTCCCCCAGGAACTCCCGGATGAAGTGCATGGCGACGTCGGGGTCAGGCGGAGCGAGCACGTAGTTGCCCTGCGGCGCCTCGGGCTTCGCTGGAGTCTTCTTCGACATTTATTGTATCCGTGGGAGCGCTGGAGTTGGGTACCAGCCCGGCAAAACTTATATACTCAGGCCGAAGTCAGGCGATGTTGCGCCACTTAAACGCAGCCGATGCACCGTGGACTGTCGAGACGACGATCCAAAGGACCGTGACGACGACGTGGTCTGACATCACGGCAAGGTAAGCGCCGACGCAGGCGAGCACGCTGGAGGCGAAGGCCGAGAACACGAAGAGGGCTTTCACGGTTTCTTTCCTTTCGCGAACATCTCCCGCAGGGCGTCGACGACAGTCTGTTGCGGCACCGGCTGCACGTCCTTGCCTGACGTGTCGGTCGCGGCGGTGATCGTGTTGGGCAGCCCGTTGGAGAGCCGTTCCAGCTCGGCAAGGTTGCGCACCACGGGGCCGTTCCGCTGGACCATGCGCAGCAGGTCGGCGTCGCTCAACTTCGTCAGGTCCAGCTTCTTGCCGTCGGCGTTGCCGGCACCGAGGCGCTTGCCCAGCTCCGCCACCGGGGCGAGCAGGGCGGCGAGGTGCTGGCCTGCGATCCGGGCGTGCTTCTCGCCCAACTCTTGGGCCTTCTTCACGGCAGCTTCGTCCTTCGCCTGATCCCTCATCCGGTCGTGCGCCAGCGCGCGTTCTGCCCAGCGCCACCGCGTCGAGAAGCGGTTGCCGAGCCGCAGCGTGATGCCCTGCGCGGCGCAAGCGGCTCGGATCGTTCGCGTCAGGCCCAGATCCCGGTAGGTGGTGAAGGCGTCGAATGCCCGCCCGCTCTCGCGATCCTGGCGTTCCCAGATTGGCTCATGCAGCAGCGGGCGCGGCGCGTCCTTGGTCTCCTTCGTGTGCCGCAGCTCGACCGGCACCTTGAACGGTTTTGGTTGCTTCGTGTGCTCTTGGGTCACGGAAGTGCCCTCCTCACGTGCCAGACTACCTGTTTTCGTGCGCTGAGGCGTGCCCGTCGTGTGCCTCCCACGTCCCCACCCGCCCACGCACTGGTGTTCCCCCTGCCCATTGGGCTGCTGCCGCCTGAGGCCCGTTCCTCCCGTGTGCCGGTGGTGGTCCCTGTTCGTCGCGTGCCGCTCGCAGACCGCTGCTGTCCCTCTGGGTGGGTTCCCGGTCCCCTTGGTTCTTTCTCAGGGATTGGGAGGTGCTTGGGGCGGTGTGGTGGGGAGGGTGGAAAGGGTGGTTGGTGCTGGGAGCGGAGGGAGGTGACGGGGAGTTGGGCCCTGCGCGATCCGGTCGCAGAACGAAAAACGGCGCCGAGGTGGCGCCGCTTCTCAGTCCGGTGTTTTTCCCAGCGTACTCCCTCGGCAGGCTCGCTTTCCGGTGCACCGCCCTCCGATGAAAAACGCATACGCCATGCCGTAGGCGACGGGCTCCCCACGGGCCAAGGCGGATTCGTAGGAGATCCAACCCCAGGGCGACATCCACCACCACCTCGCCATCGGGTCAGCCCTCCACCTTGGCCTTCGCCCGCAGCTTCGCCCTGGACGCTGCCCAGCGCGCTCGCTTGCAGGCTTCGGAGTAGCAACAGGTCAGGCCGGTCTTGTTCGAGGTCCAGCGCTTGGGGCGCTCAAACGACACGCCGCAGTGGGCGCAGGTCAGCGTGACGGTGTCTGGCATCGCCACACCGCACCCTCGTCGGGCAGTTGCTTTTGGACCGCCACGATGCAGATCGGGCGGCGCGGTGACGGAAGCACCGAGATGTCGAAAGACCAATCACCGGTGGCGTGCTCAAGGAACATTTCGAGAGTAGGCCCGATCACGTCGCGGCTTTCCTCGACGATGACGACGTGGCGGTGTGGGATCACATCCGCAGGATCGTAGGGCTGAAACCCAAGGCGATCCCAGTAGCCTCCGGGCAACTTGCTCACGCCGTCGCCGCTGTCGGTGGTTTTCACGCCGAGGCCACGCAACGTCACGACAAGGTCTTTGATGCCGGGATCAAGGTGCTCGACATCGTTGGGGATCAGCGGGCGCACCTTCAAGCGCTGAGCAACCTGCCAGTCGATCGTTCGCTGGCGGTCTTGAGGCCCTCCGATGTCGACCGCATTGCGATCGCAGCCAGGGCAGGTTTTTCCCGTGCGCCCGCACGTCAGGTCTGTCGGGCTCCGGCCTTGAAGGATTGCAGCCTTTGGCTGAGCACCACCACCAGTGCACATCGTCGGCGGCACACCGTCAGCCCACATCCACCCAAAGCCCAAGCATTTGGAGCAGATCGCGTCGCCGATGATCTCACCTCGACAAGAACAAATCGCTTTTGGTGGATTCATGGTTTTTCCTTCTTGGGTCGGATGGGGTCGGGGAGGCCCAACCGCTTGTTGTCTTCTCGGCGCTCGCAGGCAGCACGAGCCCGCCGCACGAGTGCTTCGCTCAGGGGTCCGGGAACGCCGTGGGACTTTGCCCAAGCACTGCGCTGCTCGGCGGTGTCCAGGGCGCAGAACTCCGGCACCGCAAGGATGCGCAGGACGTCGAGGCTGAACTTGTCGTAGCTCACTGGGCCTCCATCTTCGTGAGGAAATGGGTCACGTACCGCGCAGAAGCCTGCGGCCACACGAAGCGACATGCTTGAGCGTTCCATGCAAAGCGCACGACTCCGCAGGGCTCGTTGGCCTCCGTGAAGTGAGCGCCGCAGTCCACCAGAACCTCGACGATCGTGCCGGTCTTGTCCTGGGCGAACTCCTTGATGACGCCGGGAACAGTGGCGCCTTCTGGCTCGAAGACCTCAACGTGGGTGTCGGTGAAAAGGCCGTCAGGGTCCGGCATCCTCCGCCTGACGACACCGGTCAGCTTGCCGGTCGGGTTCTTCACGGCGCCTCCAAGCAAACAAACGTCTCGTCGACAAACGTCATGTTGAACCCGTCTTTGCACTCGCAGTGGATGTCGGTGACTTCGACGGCGTTGGCGGGGCAGCCAACGATGGCTCGCACATCGCCATCGCTGCACTCGATTCGGGTGAACATTGGGGAGACGGGCACCCGCTCGCAGGTGACCACCTCGACAGGAGCGCACGCAGACAGGGTCAGAAGCAAAGCAACAGTGAAACTCTTCACGCGGCCCTCGCAATCTCGGTGATGATGTCCGCCGCCACGGGAGGGCACACCGCGTTGCCCAGCATGTGGACGGCCTCGGCGTGCTTCTGCGGCAGCTTCGTCGACGACGGAAAGCCCATCGCAGCCTTGCACTCTTCTGCGCTGAGCATCCGCATTCGGTCACCGTCGACGATCGCCCAGCGGTCCCGCGTCGTGATGGTGCCGATGGGGCGGGTCAACGATCGCGCCGTCGAGGTGTTGCCGTAGTAGCAGATCAGGAACTGGTCGCCGATGTGCTGCCGACCCCAGGACACCCGCGCCAGCGTCGCCGCAGCTCGGCCAGGGCGGTGGACCTCCGACCAGCGGCCCTCGCCCATCTGCACGAAGCTGCTGGCGCTGACGTGCGGCCTGCGAGGGAGCACCAACCGAAGCGGAGCCCGCAGCGAGCACACCAGAAACAGGCGCTCACGGTTCTGAGGCACCCCGTGATCGGCGCTGTCCACCTCGTGGGGCTCGACGTGGTAGCCCAGCGCATTCATGGCGCTCAGCCACGCGGGGAACAGCTTCCAGCGCACGAAGTCGGGCACGTTCTCGACGACGACGAAAGGAGGGCGCTTCACCTCCGCCGCAGCGACCACCGCCC